GGATAGTTGGCCCTCCGGTATGCATCTCCTTCCAAAGGAAAAGCAATCAGGACAATCTCACGATGATCTTGGGGCTACCGCTATTAAAATTTGTGACTCCCTTGCTAGGACTCTATACATATGTAAAGAGATATAACCTCGGCCTCCGCCGAACTGTTATACAACCTAGTCATGGTTCATAAATTTTATTCGGCGGATAGCCCGGTCGCCTTTCGACGCCTACCTCGGCCACAGAGGTATATTTTATTTAAGTATTTGATATTTATAGTGTATAATACTCATACACATCACCCTACATTTATCTACGCCGTAGGTGGCGAATTTTCCCAATACATGGGGGGTAAACCAGTGAAGAAATAAACTTGAAAGTCTTCACCTGCCGCTACATAAAAATGTATAGCAGTGGTTAAGTTTGGCAGTGAATTAGCTGTATAACGAAATCCTTCAGTATTAATTCTACCACCCACATCATCGGTTGTCCAATTCTCTGTCTTACCAGGCGAAAATCGGTACCGCGAGTAAAATGGAATTTCAAACTCCAGTGCTTCATTTATATTACTTACAGCCCATGCTCCACCCTCAACACCTGTGGGTTTCTGCTGCCTTCCAAATGTTGTACCAGGAGATGAATATATAGATGCTCTACCTAATTTCGCATTTGAAGTATATGTTGGCGTTGAATAATTAACATAATCATAGCCATATGGTACATCGGCTAAACGAGTCACAGTTGATGTAATACGTGTTGTTTCACTACGATATCCATCTGGCATAGCTTTATATCTGATAGATCCTCTCCATCCAGAAAAAGCATATGTAACCCAATGTAACATAACTGTATTACAGTAATTATATGGCGCAGCTGCACTTGTTACTTGCACCGCTCCATCTACATTACCGCGTAAATATGGGAACATATATTGTGTTAAAGAAATCAAAGTAGATACTGTATCACCAAACACAATTGGAGTAAAATGATTATATCGTTTTAAAACTGATCTAAAAGACTTTATACTCTCACCCGTGAACACTAAATTCATATTCTTATGGTTATCATAACGATCACCTAAAGATGTTGAAATTTGCTGCACAGGTGCATCTTTCTCCTGAGTATTCTCAGATTCTGCAACTTCCAAACCTGATTGTGGTTGAAATACAAATTCCTGAAAACGTGCATCTGGAACAAATACTTCAAAGTCATCATCCATTGATACAAAAACATTTACTTCAATACTATTATCAACAGCTGAATTCGGTGTAGTCAATTCGTTAACTACATACACACCAATAACACCGTTACCTTGTTCTTTAGACGTATACGTAGTTGAACTATATAATTGAGTAACACTTTCTTCACCAGGAAAATGACGTGTCAACAATGTATATTCTTGTCCATTGGATACGGATATAGTAAAATCACTCTTCTCAGAAATATCAACAATTTCCAAGTAATTCGTGTTATACTCATTTGATGCTAACCAATTTGGATCATACACAATTTTAACTCTACCTTTATGAAAAGCTGATGCTACGAACTGAAACCTAAATTTCATTGTTCCAGTCCAATATTCAAAAGGCATAGCTGCCATGGCACAAGCCGGAAAATGATAAGATTTTGTTGATCCTGATCCATTTTCAGCCCATGTCACTGGCGATACACGTGCATTCCATAACAATGTTTCTGGTGCTGTACCTATATTCCAATCAAACGTTGTCAAATATGATTCGCGCTTTGCTATGTCTGTTATCACTAATGAATCTTGTGAACCCAAACCTGCAATGCGTGGATCAATAGTTAGTTCCTGTTTATCATCTAAAGTCAATTTCTGTACCGTATCAGGTACTGTTGTTAAAGATAAACTAGACACGACTGTTGGTCGGTATGGCATTGGATTAGCCGTCATAGGAGGTCTGGCATAACCTAATGCTTTGGCAGCTCCAGCTACACCTGCAGCTAATTCTGCTGTTGCTCGTGCATATGGTCCTAACCATGGTACCACACCTAATTTGCCTGCTAAATTGGATAAAGCTGTAGCAGGACCGGATATAAATCCCTTATTATTTGCTTCCTCAATCTCTTCCTTACCGGATTGAGGTGACAGAGTTGATGATTCTCTAGACGTCAATACATTAATATTAACATCTTCTGCCCATGCAAACACACTAATAGTTACTTGATCTGATGCACCATTAGCATGTTTTAAAGGATTTATACTCCTGATAGTGAGCGCGCCCATATCTTGCCAATTTGAATCTGGTATAGATAAGTTATTCTTATGGTAAAAGAAAGGTAGACACATCTCACCACCTCTGGATAATGTTGGATCCAGATATAGATGTGGTTGTTGAGAAGCTTGTACAATTGTCTCAGGTATTAGTGCAATGTTCTGTGACAATTGATCGAACGATGATAGAGGTAAATATGAAGCTATAGCTCTACCATATTGAAAACCATTACCATTAATTACTACTTTTATACATAATTTACAACGTAATAAATGATAATTGGCAATACGATTAGCAACTCGTGGATTTTCAAAATATAAAGTCCAAGGATTAAATGAATCGAACATAGTAGTTCCAGTTCCCCATTCAATTTCTCGGATCTTTATTGGTCTTGAGAAGAAGTTACCCAGTTCAGCGTCATTTGAATCTTGACCTTTACGAGTTTCATCTATCTCAGATTCAACGTGGTATGTGTAATGCTCACGTTGATCAGAAAAGCGTATATTTTGACTACGCTCATTCTGAAGGGTACTAACTGACATGCCAGATTCATACCCACTTTGTACTTTACATAATGATTGATAATTTATATTGATATTATTATTAGTAATCCATTTATGTACAGACTATTGACCGGATTAGGTCGAATAGAACGAAGTATTTACATTTGGGCAGGGTTTACCCATCTCTCGATTTCCCATTAGGAACCCTTTAATGTGTGAAGCCTATATTTACTTTACAAAATACATAAAGATATAATAAACATGGTATCCATGCACACATCCTAATTTTGCTAACCGTCAGATTTAAAACTGGGTTGGATTTAGCGTCTCCAAAGTGACGATTGCTCTTTAGAGCGTGATAGCATTTATTTGCTACCATGAGTTGCTAACCAATTAGCAACTCGTTCGTCATACGTGACATAAAGTTCAGTACACATATGACTAATGCCTGCCTTTTCGGCTACACTACACATAAGATTGCGTTGTGTTTCGTATTTCCCTTCACCATGATTAAACCATTCGCGAAGAGAACCATCAATATTTTGAGCACAGGCTTGATTCTCCGTCAATGGACTGTTTTTCTCACGCATAAAACAGTGCAAAGACTTATATATTGATTTATCTAACAATGCTCCCAAATGAACTCCCAACTTAGGATGATATATACTACTTCTCTTAAGAAATTCGAATTCATCAAATGGTAAAAAGTCAGTCAGTTCAGACTCTTTATCAGGCATTGTATATACTTGTCCATATTTGGCCAAGAAATGAGAACATCCTTTAATGGTGAAACGATCTATCTTAGGTGAAACTGATCCAATATTATCATCACCATATGTCATAGCAGCTACGTAATCACGGAACACATATCTACTATCGAAAGATTTTGGTTGATATTCATTATAAAAGAAGCACCGCAAATTTAAAGATCCACATATACCATTAATGATAACTGTGAGTGAATTACCACTAATTTGTGCGCCTTCGGTTAAACCTATCAAATCTCCATTATAAGCAATATAAGAATATACAATATCCCCGGCCATAGCTTCCATGACACGAAGATCATCTTCGCTATAATCGCAAACACGAGCACAATCAATAAGGATACGAAGTGCTGCCAAAATCAACTGAGAAGGTAACTTCTGATCATATTTACCATAATCTCCTCCAAAAATTCTTTCTTTACCAAATTTGAGTACATGAGTATGAAATTGCTCCCATTCAGGTCCATGGGAATTAATTCCAACTGCACACTCAGAAACCAAGGGGTTCATCTGAAGTACACGAAGCAACGGTAAATAATATTTCCGGATTAAGTAAGTAAGTGAAATGGCATTCCCATAGAATATTCTGCACTTATCCTTTGTTAAAATTTCATCTTTCTTACAAGCTTTAGCTATAGGATAACCGCGTTCACCTCGTTTATAACAATCCTCAATACGAGTTATTTCATCCATTACAGCGGCATCCAAAATACGATTATTAGGCTTATCTTTCTCAGGTAACAAATCAGTCACATAATTGCGTTTTGGTCCTGTCAAAGGAAACCCTATAGATGTATCCAACTTTATAGCATCCATAAATTTCTTTCCTGGTATACCACATAAGTTTTCATGATCACTAAGAGGACGAGCATCTTTCCACAATTTAGATGCAAATATTTTAATAAGAGGTTCCTTATAATCCCTTACAGCTAAAGACAACAAATCATGTGGAAATGGAACAGCTGGAACAGCTAAATTAGCCAAACAAGTTTGCCATCCATACCAATCAGGATTCAATTTTGGTCCCCGATAAATATTGGGCACACCACAGATGTCCATAATTAATGGACTAATTGGTGTAACACAAACTGCTGTTTTTGTTATAGCACGCCCTGGACACGATCCAAAGTACTCAACTTGAGAATTTTCTGGCATGTAATTTAGAGGACTTTTCTTATGTAATGGTGTGTCATTAACGACCTGCACTCCCATTACCACTGTTTCAAAATTTCCTGCATCACCAGTTAACATAACACCATCGATTTTACGTAATCCATCGAAGGCGTCTTTAAGCTGTTGTTGCAAGATACTCCCAAAACAACCTCTAGGTGTGCCAGAATGACCACCTAAGTGTACTCCAAGTATAACACTACCATTAGTCTCAGACACTAAAGTAGCACCACACAAACCATTGAATGTATCAATAGTTAAATTTTGGTATGTACCTCCTGTGAATGATTTAACAGTTCGTACAACACCAGGTTTACTCAAACCTTTACCGACAATCATTTCACCATCTTTATTACGCCAATACATTCTAAAAGGTACACTTGGCATATGTTCAACTGGAAACATGTTAACCAAATTTTTGAATGATCCTCCATTAGGAACGTAACATACACGCAAATCCGAATTTGGAATTAAATAAGATGCATTTTTCGATAATCTACATGCAAACTTACCACCACTAGTTTGTGGTTTGTTCTTCCTAAATGTGCATGCTAAATCGTCTCCAAATTCCGTAAAATAATGGTCAGGAACTAACATAACGTTGGATGACAACATTAAACCATTCAACATTCCTGTTTCATGATCCAAATGTATAGATCCATAAACCAAAGCCTTGGAGACACAATTTGCAACATGATCATTTGACATTCTTTTTGAATAGTCAGTTATAGGTAATGCACGTTTAGCTACGCTTGTCCACACATTTGCCTCATTATCACGTTGATTAATTTCTTCAGCGCTCTTTGGTTCTAAGGAGCCCTGAATTGGCATAGTCTTCCATGTCTTAATAGCACGAGCTAATTTATATAATCCAGCCAATACTACAGATGATGCAAGTGCTATTTTGAGCATATATTTCGTGTAATCAACTTCGATATCATTCAAGGACCTACGATATCTAAGTTTAATATAATATTGCTCACGTACTACACTAATCAAAGAATATTGTAATAAACATGCAATAACCAAACATATGATGTTATTGATAAGTATACGTATTCCACTTGTCATGAATAAATATCCAGCTACGATCATCATAAATGTAATTACCCATACGTATACACTATACATCTTAAATTCATCAATGATTTCTGATTTATTCATATATAACCAAGCCATTTTACCATATTTACTATCGATAATACATGCTGGCACATATGGTAACCAATCAAATCTCTGATAAAATGAACGTGATCTGTTGAAAAGTTCGTCAACTTTAGTGTTAGCATTATTCATCATTCTGTTACCATAATTAATAATTCTTTCAAAGCCAAATTGTGCTTGTTGATGTTCAGTACAAAAACACGACAATTGCACACACCCCTCATGATTACATCTGAGGGATTCTTTCTTGGCTTGTTGACTACTTTCAAGTTTAAATTGCTGATCTCTATGTTGATGAAATTTCTCACATAAAAACATGCAAGCTGTGCGCATATCAACATTTTGAAGCAATTTGTCATTGTGTGTTACTATTTCGTAAGATCCTGATATTTTCTCACTTTTATTAGGTACAGCTCTCATAATGTCTACTTCCCATACATCATGATACAACGGTGGGTCATAAACACCATCGACAGTATGAGCTTCAATAACTTTCTTAGTATCAATACCTAATTTACAAAAATCAGATTGCTCTACGAATTCGGGTTTAACTCGTACATTTACAATATAATGCATACGTCTTTGAATAGAATAAGGATTATTAGAATAAACATGAGCATCCAATCCCAAAACATTTGTCGTTAAAGACACCAATTCAGGTTGGATCCAAACTTTACCTTTTTCATTCAAATCCGCCATAGGAGGACTATATGGTACATTATTGCAAACTTTGATAATAACATCACATGGAGAAGATTCAACATATTTCTCCTTTGTATTGGCATGATCATCTAATTTGAGTTCCAACATATCTGATCGAGCACTATCCCAATGTTTCTTACCAGATACATGAGTGTATTTTCTACCTCCATCTGTATCTAGTTTTGCACTAGTAAATATATAATGAGATATTTGCTCAGAAATAGTTGATTTACCAACTTTACTAAGACCATAATATTCAATACTAAAAGGTGATCTCTTAAAACCTGAGTTCACTTTAATTAGATTGAAACAACCAATAATCTTAGTAATATTGCGAAACTTATCTTCAATAATACGTTTATCAACACCATGAATATTTGGTAACATAGATTTCAAACGTGTTGCCATAGATTCCAAATTGCGATAAAGATCATGTTCAGATAACTCAGTCATACGGATTAAATTACCATTACGGTACATATCCCATTGATTACACAAATTAGCATATTCAACTTCTAGTTGTGCACTTTCAATAGAATTAGCAAAGAATGGTTTAAATGACTTAGTTTTCCAACTATAATAACATCTTTCACAAAAGAAAATAACTATATCAGATATAGCTGTTACAATATCAGCTGCTTTTAAATTTAACATATGCATATCGGGTTCTATTAATTTAAATCCCAACAAATTAAATTTTAAACTAGCAGCTTCAGTAATACCTGCTATTACGATTAAGCTTAAAATCTTACTAAAAGTAGAGAAAAGACCACTACTAATGCATGATGCCCAATCATTACGTAGATTTCTTGTGAATTTAAGCCACTCTGGTTCAGTGTCTCGCTCAAATCCATTTTGTTGTGAGTAACCTACATGCTCACAAATATAACTAATGATTTCATTAGTTATAGAACCATCAAATCTATCCCTAATATATAAAAATAATGTTGAGATAGCTCCTACCATATCGGTAGTACGGGTAATGGCAAACCCTAAAGCAACGAAACCTTCGATTTCGCGCATGATCCTTTCTTTATTAACACCGCATGTTTCAACTACTGTGTTGATGATAAACATCATAGGATCTTTAGCCTCCAAACCAAAATGTGGTTCGAAAGACTTTTCGTGAATTACTTCCATTTGATTACGCTTCAATTTATTGAAAGCTTTCTTCCAAGCTACGGACTTGGGATAGAGATTAGTGCGTTTGCACCTTTCGCGTAATTCACTTTGTGTACGCTTTGCGTACTTGATACGATTTTGGTCCTTCATGGACCATGGCTCGTTTGTCATATTTTGATTAATACTTGCCATTGTCAATATTTCCACCTTAAACTCGTTTACTTAATTATTAGACTTAAAATTCATACAGGGGTGGATTCTTGATATTTGATGAACGGGGATCTTGGTTAACCCTATTCAACTAAATGCGTCATATAGCATTCTACAAGCCATATAACATATGTGATCAGATTTTCGGATTTACCCATACGGTACCGGTCTACACACATACATCATACAGAGTTTTCGTACGTTATTTGTTAAAATTTCTTAATCATTGCTATTCTCACATGAGAAGCTAAAGAGGAATTGACAGAAACCTCAATTAGTGCGCTGTATACGCTACAAATCATAAAATATTAGAACATTAAATCGCCTGAAAACAGTAACCAGGTATAGTTCTACATCTTCATAAAGATGAATCAAATTTAGTCAAACTTACTGACAAGGACCAGCTGGCAGGCTGGCCCCATAACATTCCCTATCAACATACGATAGGACAAGGACTAAAACACTACAATGTGTTTAAACCTTCGTTTTGGTTTTCATATAAAACAAAAATGTGATCGCTAGTTTAGCACGATCGATACTTAGAATAAAGTTAAATTGAATCAACTGTGTTAAATTAAATCTAAAGGACGTAATGGTCAAAATAGGCAAATAATGCCTAAAATGACGACTATGGTCCAATAGGGCAAAAACTGCCAAATAACTTAACTACACTACACACGGAATTCCCGTGTGC